CCAACCGCGTCATTGTCCAGCTTGTCCAAGTGTTCAAGGAAAAGGGAAACGTGGGCGTCCATATCTTCGACGGTGGCGGAGTCCTGAACCTTCTTGCTGCCGAGGCGGAGGTAGCCATCGCCGTCAATCGGACGAATGTTCACGCCGTAAAGCGCTTCGGTATTGAAGGTGTCGCCGCTTTCGCAGTCATCCGAGAACCAGGCGAACTTGTCCGGGTCGCCGTGGTTGGCGTGGTAGTTTGCCGCGATGATTTCGTTTTTCAGGAAAGACTTGCCGGAAGATTTGTCGCCAGCAAGATTGAGGATTGCGCCATAAGGCAGGCCCATCACGCCTTTGTCCCCGCCAACGAGAAGGTTGAAGAGGTCGGACCCCATACTCATATAGGGGACCTTTTTTACAGTTTCTTTAGCCATAAAGAAGTTCCTTAATTGTTTTAGAGATTCATTCATTTGATTTGATAAGGGGAAAGGGAATAAAAAGGCCGCCCGCACGGAGGCGGGCAGGCCCAGCTTTTACCGAAAGGTTAGAACGTCGGTTCAGGGTAACCGGTTTCAGCGGGCGCCTGATTGGCGGGCTGTGCGGCTGCCTGCGATACGGGCTGGCCGTGAGGAACCTGTGTGCCGGCGCTGCCATACGGATTGGCGGCAACGGGTGCGCCTGCTGCCGGGGCACCGTAAGGATTGGCGTTCGGGGCGGGCGTATTCTGCGCAGGCGCCTGATACTGCGGCTGTGCCTGATACTGCGGCTGTGCCTGCTGTGCGGGCTGCTGCTGCGGCTGGTAGGCAGGCGTGCCGTAATTAGCGGCTTCGCCCTGATTCGGCAACGCATCGGAGCCGTAGAGCGCTTCGTGAATTTCCTTGTCGGTAGGAATGTGGAGGAAGCGGTCAAGGCCGGGGATGTTGTCGAGGATGGACTGCGGAATCGCATACTGACGCGGGAGGAAAGCGAAGTTGGTTGCTTCAGTGAAGTTGAAGCCGCCGCCGGACTTCGAATCCACACGGAAGGCAACGATCTTGCCGTTGGCGCTCGGATCGGCGAACGGAATAGGACCATTCAAGCCAAGGCGGCGGCCCTGCACATCGGCAGCGTCAAGCAATGCCTTGCCAAACGTGGCGTAGCTGGTAATGAAGAGCTTCGGGGTCGGATCGCCGCCGATGGGATTGCCGTGGACATCAACCTGCTGCACCCAAAGGGCGAGGCGGTGGGAAGCCTTGGCGTCGCCGCTACCGGCATTGCGAACGGCTTCGCAGTAGGGGCACTTGTTGCCATACATGCGCTGAAGGCAAAGCGTGGTTCCCTGCGTGACGCCTTCCACACGGTGCGTCCACATTTCAACCATAAATTCGCCCTGGCCGATCTGTGCGGTGCCGTTACGGACACCCATGTGCTTGTCCGTTTCGATGCCCCACGGAATGATGTTGAGGTAAACGTCCTGCCCGACCATTTCCTTCTTCATAGCGAAGTATTTGGTGCCCTGCGGGGCATCGATGATCTGCGGACCGGAGGTGCCGAAGCTGTCCTTCGAGGCTTGTGCGTTTGCTTGTGCGTTGTTCACGTTCATTGTTTGCGGATTGTAAGGCATAATCGTCTTCCTTTTTTTAGTTATGCGTTGTTTGATTTGAGGTTCTTGTTTTTGATGGAGAGGCGCACCGCATCCGCGATAGCCCCGTCAATGCCGCCATTAAAGCCCCCCGAAACCTCGAGGCGCACGGCGTCATCAATCATTGATTTCTTGTGGTCCATTGCCCAACGGGCATTTTCAAGCAGGCCGGCGGTTGCTTCGGCATCAATAAGTTCGTTCTCCAACGTAATGAGGTCGGAGTCAACGCCGAGCATTGCCTTAATCTGATTTTCGGTGATCTTGGCGCCATCCTTCTGCGCCTTTTCGCGAATGGAGAGTTCCTTTTCGCTTGTCGCCTGCTTCAAACGTAATTTTGCTTGAGCCGCCTCCCGCTTTGCGTTAACCGCGAGCTTTCCGTAATACTGGAACCAGGAGGATTGTTTGCGAATGTCTTCGTTAAGATCGATGATCTTGAAGTTGTCCGTATTGATGTTAACCGGTCCTTCGGACATTTCGGGTCGGTCCAAGTCGAATTTTTTCATTTTGTATACCCTATTAAAAATTAGCCGTAGCAGTTCGTGTTTGGGTATTCATATTATACGAAATGGGCGCACCCTTTCCAACCGTATATTAAGGCATCGCATTTTTTATAAAGGACTATACGCAATGGGTTTTTTTAATTTAGGCGTGGCGCCTGAAAAGCAAGATAAGAAAAAGACTTCCTCCACACTCCCGCCCCCGAATGCTCCGGACCCCGGCATCGTTGGCAATATGCTTTCCGGCATCCTTTTTGTAGGGGACTATCCGCTAATTGAAAAATACAATATCAATCTTCCCAAGCCGTGGGAGCGCAGCGCCTCCGGTCCTGCCTTTACAGAAGACCCGATGAAGCCGCTTCAATCGCCCCGCTTCAAGGAACTTTGGGAGATTTTCCGCGATATGGGTATGGATGTTGCGGACGCCTTTGAGCAATTTGGTTTTGTGAACGCCGTGCCTAACCGCTGGCAGGGCACGGACTTGAGCAACAAGACCGCAACTATGTTTGCCCCTCGCCTCAACCAACTTATTATGCAATATCGACCGAAGGTGATTATCCCGGTCGGCATTATGGCTACTTGGGCGGTTCTTGGCGCACGCCTTTCCGGGCGTATCTCCAATACAAAGGCGGACGATTTCTTTGGCAAGACAATTCCCGATCGCTATTACAATGCGTGGGTTTGTCCGACGTGGGGCTGCCCGTTTATGGCTGGTTTCCGTCGCAAGGCGGAAGAGGACAACGCTTACCGCAAGCAACGCGCCGCCCACATTACCGCCGCCATTGATTTGGCAAATAAGCCTTTCCCCGCAATTCCGTCCGACATACGCACAACCGAGAATCCTTTGGAAGCCGCACAGTGGGTAAGGGATGCCATCAGCGAGGCGCTCCTTTACGATCCGCACCCGGATATGGCAATAGACTATGAAACGACCGGAATCAAGCCGCATCGCCCGGAGCAACAAATTGTGGCGGGCTCCCTTGCTTGGCGTGCCAACGGCAAATATCGCGCGATTGGATTTAAGTGGGACAAGGATTGCCCTCAACTCATTGATGCTTGGCACGAGCTTTATAAAAAAGGCAGTCCCGTCGGGCTGGTGGCGCACAAGGCGGACTTCGAAACTTGCTGGACGCACTTTAAGGCAGGTCTCGGCGGCACGATTACGGATTGGCCGGAGAATTGGTCTTGGGATACCTGCATCGGCGCCCACGTTCTCAACAACAACCAAAAGGTCGGCTTGAAGTTCCATACCTACACGGAACTCGGGATTATCGGGTATGACACCGACGCCGACCCGTATTTGTCCCAAACGATGCCGGGCGAGGATAGCGAATCCTGCTACTCCTTGAATAGACTGGCAGGTGGCAACCGCGTGCCTTGGATGCGCATTGGCAATTACTGCGCCCAGGACTCCTTGTATACCATTATGCTTACGGACATTCAGAGAAAGCAAATGGTTGGCAAGGAATTGGAGTTCTTCAAATTCTTCCTCCGCGGGATGGTTACTCTTTCGAAGGTTCAAAGCGGCGGCCTGCCGATAGATATGAACCTTGTGGAAAAGGCAAAAGCCGAGGTTGAAGAAAAGCGTCAGGCGGCGCTTCACGCCGTGCTGCACTCGCCCGAAGGGGAAGCATTCAAGCAAAAATATGCCACAATCCTCAATCCAAACTCCGTTCCGGACCTGAAACGTTTGTTCGTGCTTACCGGGGATATTAAGGAGAGCGAGGCCGAAGGCTTATCAACGAATGTGGAGTTCCTTGAAGGGCTTAATACCCCGCTCGCCAACAATATCCTTGAAATGCGCAAATATGCGAAGATCGGGAAGACCTTTATTAAGGGTTATAAGCGGGAGGCGCAGTGGGATGAACCCACCCAAAGTTATCTCATTCGTCCGTTCTTTAACCTGTCCACGGGTGCGGGGAGTGAATCCGGCGGCCCGGTTACATACCGCTCCAGCTCCGATTCGCCCAACTTCCAAAACATTCCGAAGCGCGACAAGGTGATGAAGCATATTCTCCGCTCGATGTTTATTGCGCCGCCCGGTTACAAGTATATGGAAGCGGACTACAAGTCGCTGGAAGTGATGGTGTCCGCAAGTTACCACCACGATCCGAGTATGCTGAAATATCTTCAGGACCCCTCATCCGATATGCACCGCGATACCGCAGCGGACATGTATATGAGGCGCCCGGAGGATGTGACGAAGCTGGAACGTCAATCAATCAAAATGGGCTATGTGTTCAGCTCCTTCTACGGCGCCAGCTACAAGCATTGTGCGGAGCGCATGTGGAAGAAGATGCCGGAAACCGCCCACGAGAATTTGAGGCAGCACGGC